ACATTGTCAAACAAAATTCCACCGAAGCGGTGATTTTTCTCTTGCGGGTTTGTCCGACAGTGGTATGGTGGGCGGCATGAGTCAGAAACCGTATCAGCACAATCGTCATCATACTCGGGCTTGAGCCGGGCCGGCGTGCGCCCACCTTCTACGGTTTTCGCGACTCATCACGCCGGCCCGCTGTTTTTGAGGTGTGCCATGGTACACTCATTCGACGTTGAGCACGCAAAAGAGTACGGAATCACCCCAGCCATCCTGATCCAACACCTGCAATTCTGGATCGCCCACAACCGGGCGAACAAACAACACTACCACGACGGTAGGACATGGACGTTCAACAGCGTAAGGGCGTTCGAGGAGTTGTTCCCCTACCTGAGCAAGGACCAGGTCCGCCGCGCCTTGGATCATCTGCGGGATCGAAAGGTGATTGTAGTCGGGAACTACAACACGACCCCATACAACCGTACCGCGTGGTACGCTTTTTCTGATGAATCGAAGTTTCTACCAAGCCAAATTGATTTGGCAGATTTGCCAAATGAAAATGGCTCTTATGCCAAATCATTAAAAGGAGCAGATATAACCACAGGTGTAACCACAGATAAGACCCCCTATAGTCCCCCCAAAGGGGACGGGCTGTTTGACCGCTTCTGGAAGGCGTACCCCCGGAAAATCGGTAAGGACAATGCTCGCAGGGCCTTCGCCAAGCGCAAGGTAGACGCCTCGCTCCTGAGGACCATGCTCGACGCCATCGCCACGTGGGCACAGAGCGACCAGTGGACCAAGGAAGGGGGCAAGTACATCCCATACCCGGCCACATGGCTGAACCGTGCCGGCTGGGAAGACGAGCTTCCGGCCGGATCGGACTCGTACTACAACGAAGAGGCTGGCGAGTGGCACGTCCCGTTCCATGAATGTCCGCAGTCCGTACTGGACTTGGCGGACGAGATGTGGCCCGAGACGAAGGATGTCTGGCTGGACAAGCCGCCCCACGAGCCGTAAGGAGACGCGCGATGCGAAAGCTGGTGTCTGACAACCAAGAGGAGCCGGTCCGCCTGTGCGACATTGCCCTGGCGGCCCTGGAGCTGGACCGCACCGACGGGCCGGATCTGACCGTGCAGGACGTTATCGACCACGCCAGGGAACGCGCGACGACACGCCATGCTCGATCACAGTAAATCATCCCTGCTGCACGAACTGGAGCGGGCCGGCGCCAAGATCAAGGCGGACGGCCGGGAGATCCTGTGCCCGTTCCACGACGACAAGCACGCCAGCGGCGGGGTCTATGAGGGCGACGACGGGATTTTTCGCTACAAGTGTCATGCCGCCTCGTGCGGGTTCCATGGGGACGCCTTCGACGTGCTGGCGCGGTCCGAGAACCGGCCCCTCAAGGATGTTCTCACCGAGAATAACCCGACCAGCATAGCGAGTCTCCGCGCCCGCCGGGACGCCGCGGAGAAGGCGCCGCCCAAGGTTTATCCGTCCATCGACGCGATCGTGGCCATGGTCCCGGGGGAGTTGGAAGCCCGGTACACGTACGCGAACCCCACGACGAAAGACGCGGACCTTGTCGTGCTGCGGTACCGCAAGGATGGAAAAAAGCAGTTCTGGCAGGTCTCGCGCAATCACGCTGGATGGGTCCTGCAACGGCCGGAGGGCCTGCTGCCCCTCTATAACCGGACCCAACTGGCCGACGCCAGGTCCGTGCTGGTCGTCGAGGGGGAAAAGTGCGTCCACGCCCTGCGCTCCTGCAACCACGTCGGCACGACATCGCCGATGGGGGCCGGCAAGGCGAAGTACGCCGACTGGTCGCCGTTGGCGGGCAAGACCGTGTACCTGTGGCCCGACAATGACCCTGGCGGGCTCGACCACATGCGCGACGTGGCCGCCCTCTGCGACAGACTGAACCCGCCCGCCTGCGTCTACTGGATCGAGCCGGCCGGGCTGAATCTGCCTGAAAAGGGGGACGTGGCCGACTTCATCGAGGGCAAGACGCCCGAGCTGGCCCGCGCGGCAGTGGCGGCCGTCCTGGACACCGCCACGGCCCTGGGGGCAGCACGGGAACTGGAGGAGATGATGGAGGCCACGATCGACGGGCGCCGGGCGGCCGTATCGTGGCCGTGGGAGTCTGTCACGTCGATGACCAAGGCCCTGCTCCCGGGCACGGTGACGTTGTTCTGTGGGGCCCCGGGCACCAGCAAGAGCTTTGCGATCATGCAGGTCCTGCGGCACTGGTACGCCCTGGGTGTGCCGGCGGTAGTGTTCGAACTGGAGGAGGACCGGGCCTATCACCTGAACCGGCTCTTGGCGCAGGAGTGCGGTAATGCCGGCCTCGTCGATCCCGACTGGGTGCGCGAGCACGGCGCCGAGGTCCGGGCCGAACTCCAAAAGCACCGCGCCCTGCTCAATGCGATCGGCCGGATGATCTACGCGGCGCCCCAGGAGCAGATCGACTATCGCAAAGTGGTGGAATGGACCCAGGCCCGCGCCAACGAGGGCTTTCGCCTCATCGTAATCGACCCAGTGACGGCCGTATCTCCGCAGCGGGACGTGTGGGTCGCCGACAGCGAATTCATGTTCCGCATCAAGACGATCGCCCGCGAAAAAGGCTGCTCCATCGTCCTGGTGACCCACCCGCGCAAGGGCGTGAAGAAGTCCTGCGGCATGGACGATCTGGCCGGCGGGGCCGCCTTCCAGCGGTTTAGCCAGACCTTGCTGTGGCTGGAGGCGTTCAAAGACCCCAAGCCCTTCGTCATGCGGGGCGTCTGCGGCCGTTTCACGGGCAAGTGCAACCGTGTCCTGCACCTGATGAAGTGCCGCAACGGCCGGGGCACCAACGGGATGATCGGGATGATGTGGCGCGGGAACGATCTGTGTTTGGCCGAACAGGGGGTGGTGGTCTCGGAATCGCGACAGAAGAAGGGCGAGCCGCCCCCGGACGAGGGGGACCCGTGGTCCCCCGAACCTGGCGACAAAGAACCGGATGACCGATGGCATTTTTGAAAGTGAGGTACCGATGAGAACGACGAAACTATCCCTCTATTGGCGTCTGCACCAGCGGTTGTGGGACCGTCCTGTGTGGTTTGTGTTGAAGCGACCCTACTGCTGGATGGCAGGTCATCGCGTCCACGCCCTGCCGGGACCCAGTCGGCCGGGACATCACTCCCATTTCTGTTCCCGGTGTCTGCTTTTCTGGGGTGCCGTTGATCTGCTACCTACATCCCCGGCCCCATCATCCGCCCCTGCTGCTCCTGCATCATGAGCGCTTCCTGGGCCGCGTCCTCCAGTGGCGGCATCCCGTCGGGGATCTGGCCGAGCCCGTCTTCCATGTGCAGCCGGATATGGTTCAGGATGCGGCTGCGGACGGCCAGGGACGCCAGGGAGAACTTGATGGACGCGACGACCTCGCGGTGGACCCGCAGGTGGACCTCGTGCATATCGGCGTCGCGTGAGAACAGGACGCCGGTCTGCTCTTCGCCGCCTTCCGGGACGTTCTGGCCGTCGTGGTAGAGCAGGGCGTTCTCGACGCGGGCCTTGACGTAGTTTTCCCACTCGATCCCGTTGCCGACCGGGGTCTCCAGGTTCAGCAGGCGGGTCTGGATGCGATAGTCCATCAGGTCGATCACGCCCAGCTTCAACTGGTTCTCCAGCTCCATCTTCTGCTGCTGCTTGGAGACCGGGGCCATACTGCGGACGGTGATTTCGACCTTGTCCGGGTGCGGAACGCCGCTGTCGGCGATGCGGACGGCGCCGCGGCCGGCGTCGTAGGCGATCCCCAGCAGCGAGTTGTCCAGCATGGTGACGGCGATCGTGTCGCCGATCTGGAAGGTCTTGAGGGCCCGGCAGGTGGCGGCCCGGTACATCTCGGCTAAGGCCCGGGCGATGGCGACGGCGCTGGGTGCGATGTTCGTATTGCCGCTTTCGAGGACCATGCCGACGGCGCCGGTCGAGTCGAGCCGCTTGGTTTCGCCGCTCAGAATGGGTGGCTGGCGGGCCATCCGGTCGGACAGGGCGGTCCCGATGTTCAGGGCCGCCGTGGCGAACTGGCCGCTGGTGAACGGGCGGATCTGCTGGATGCTCTGGTTGGCCGGGGTCAGGCTGTCCCACTCGTAGCCGATGAACTTGGGCCCGCCTTTGTGCGGGGTCATGATCACGGCGTCCTTGAGTCCCATCGCGGTCGGCACGGCGGTCAGGCCGTAGTTGTCCAGGTTCTTGACGTTGGCGAACGTCGCGGCCGCCATGCCCTCCTGCTCGCTGTTGATGGGGATCTGCAGCTCCATCCAGGACCGGGCCCAGAAGCCGCCCACGTCGATGTCGTGCAGCGTCGTCACCTGCTTGTAGGTCCGCGTCTGCCAGTAGGAGTCCCGGGCCAGGAGCTTGGACCCGACGAAGGCGAGCCGCTCGGTCATGTAGTCGCGTTCGTCCCAGAGGTAGACCAGGCCCAGCCAGGCGACTTCGACCTCGTCGCTCTTGCCGGCGGCGGCGCCCGGCTTGGCGGTCCGGCCGGTATTCTCGTACATCGTGAACCACGTCTCGACGGAGCTGGCCCCGATCAGCAGGGAGCCTTCGTTGCCGGTCTCGGACACGTCGCCGCGCCGTTCGGTCATCTTCTCGGCGTCGGCCAGGGCGCCCCGGCGGAACTTCATATTGCGGAACTGCCGCTTGATCTCCTCGAGTGCCATGCGTTTGCGGACGATCAGGCCGCGGACGGCGCCGGGATGGGTCGGCCCGGTCGGGACCGGCAGGATCTGCCAGGGCGGGATCAGGTGGATGTCCTGGGCCTGGGGGTCCTCGGCGTCCTCCCACAGGGATAGGCCCACGTTCCCGTAGAACAAAAACGGCTGGAGGATCTGGCCCTTGAGGGCCTCGACGCGACTGGCGGGGAACAGGTGGCCCAGCACGGCCTGCACGGTCGCCGCCTCGCGCTGGCCGTCGAGCGACTGGTTGCGCGGCAGGACGCGGGGCGACAGGTCCATCCCGAGCAGCCGGCCCTTCTGCATCGTGTACTTGGCCAGCAATTCCTCGTAGACGAACTTCGTCCGGCCCTGGGCGTCCGTGTAGTCGCTCTTGACCGTCCCCTGGCGGAAGTTCAGGATGAAGTTGCGGGCCCCGCGGCAGTAGGCGCTGGTGTGGTACCACTGGCATTCGTGCGGGGCGCGGAGCTGGCGGCCGCGGTCCACCAGGTGCTTGTACGTCGCTTCGGCGTCGGCCGCATCGGTCGGGAAGATCGAGTCGCTCATCGTCAGGGCCTTTCAAGGTCTCGAAGTCTGGCCCTGGGTGAACGGTTCGTTACAGAATCGGCGGGGG